TTCACCCTGATAGTTTTGACTTAAATACATCGTAACCTTTCGACAAAGTTGACTACTACTAAGTGAGAAAGAACTTGGTCCTGTTTTTATCTCCGGTCCCCAACCAGTTTCATAATCAGTTTCCCATTTTACATTACCCCACAACTTGCCTGACGTAAAAGGCACAACTATTGTGATTCCTGTCGGACTGGCGTAACTGGTTTTAGAACCTATTGTTTGAACTGTCTCTGATAGGTTTCTTAGGGGGTCGTGTGAAAGATAAAGTTGAGTTCTCCAATAACTTTCAGGAGTTACGGAAACTTGCATACCATACTTATTATATGTTTGTGTGCCATACGTATCTAAGATAACTGCTTTAATTCGAGTTGCCGCAACGTGGTCTAAGAATTTAGTAGTATCAGTATTTATTACATTTCCACCGCTCAAAGCATAGAACAAGCTACCGGTAACATAGCCTAAATGTGTCTGTTCCGCTTCTCTCGACTGAGCTGGGTTATGAGTAAGAGTAATGTCAGCACCGGTAGGCGTCTCATTTAGTTCCGAAGTTAGTCCATTCTTGTTTTCACAGCTTAAGTCGTAACGTAACTTACCATATCCGTAGAAAGTAAAACTGTGAGTTCTGCTTTCAGTAGTAGCGTCAAGAAAACTTTCAATTGTATCGCCTAACTGGATTTCCTCTTTATAATACAGTTTGCGAGTTCGGTCTTCTCCGAAAACTTCAACGGCATTGTAGAACTCTTTATCCTCAATGCTAATCGTTTCTGCCTGCAAATTCTTATAGTCTTTGAAAGTGAAATCAGTTGTTCCGACTTCAGGCATTGATTCAAAATGTGGAATACCATCACCATCAAACCAGAAGCGATAGTTGACTAACTGTGATAGATTCTTAACTGCTTCTAATGCAGACGTCCCCTCATTAAAATAAACTCTATCAATAGTTTTGTCAGTCGGTGTATAAATAAGAGTTTGAGTTATCCCAGCCATATTGAGGATACTTTGTAGAACTGTTACTACATTTTGGCTGGTATGATAATATACCTTTAACGTTCCTTCCTCTTCTTTAGTAATAACAAACTTGTTAGTCTCCCAGTTGTATGTCCAGTCTGTAAACTCTTCTTCATCTTTAGTAACTCGGTGGATACCCTTGCAACCAGCAGGCATATCGTATTCGTATGTGTTAGGAAGTAAAGTTATAGTAACTGTAGAGCCCCAGTAAATATTTTTGTCGAAGTTATAGGTGTTCAGAACATCACAATAGTCTAAAGCTCTAACAGTTACCGCTCTTTGAAGCGAGTTTGAACCGGCAACTTTTCTGTGCTGCATAGTGTTTATATATCCGGTGAAGTATGACCAAGTATAGGGGGTATCGTCCTTTTCAATACCAATCAATACCCTAATCTTCCTACGAAATGAGAAGTAGTCGGAGTAGGGGCTACCAGACAATGGGTGATATTTAGCTTCGTTATCGTTTACGTTCAAGTTTAGAGAAGAGCTCACTACACCGTCAACAGCACTACCTTGAAAATCTATAGTGATACCAGTTACTCCGTCTACATCTTGCCATCCATTTTTGTATATCTGAACTTTGTAGAACGGTGTGATAACTTCTCTTTCGAAGTCTTCCTCCAGTAACGGAGTTGGGTTTAATTCAGAACCTCTTAAATCTTTCACGGTTCTCTAAGCTCCCAATCACATTGATAGAGTTGCCTTTGCCCCTTTAATCTGGTAAATTTCGGTCCCGAATATGAAATCACAGTATAACTTTTATTGTCTAATGTTATACTAAGTGTAGTCGAAGATAGAGCTAACTCTTCAATTGCTTCTTTAGTTGTATCATCTATACCATAGAACAACAGACGGAGATTTTTCTTAATTTTATCGAACTTGAGATAGCGCCTGTCACCAGATAACAGGGTCTCTTCTTTTGTTCCTGTAATTTCGTCTATTGTAAAATCGGTAGGGTCTGGTAAGGTTTCTCCATTTATAATCATTATACTAAACTCACTCCTCTTCTGCGAGCTTCACGTTCAAACTCGCTCCATAAATCAGCTCCATCAACTCCACCAGTGGTAGTAACGTTTATTTCAATATCCCCGAACGATACGGTTCTACCCCCGCCCTTCGGTATAACGTATTCTCCCTCGTGGAGAAGCGCTAACCCCGTATAGGGAACATATCCACCAGTTTGGTAGGAAGGAATTGTTCCGCTAAAAGTCTTTACTCCGCCAGTGGTTTGTGTAGCATAGGGATTGTATTGTTGAATAACTGGATAAATTTCGGCCATAATAGGTAAAACGTAATTCTGGAAAGTGGCAATGAATTCATCCATCGCTGCGGTCAACCCGTCCAACGTTCCGCCCTTCATGTATTCATTGATGGCTTGACCGAGTTTTTTGGCGGCATCCTGAACCACTTCTGAGGCAATAAGAGCAGCAACAATCGCATCAACCATCATTTTGTAAACAATTTCATTCAACCGCTGGCCAAAGTCTCTCATGGCAGAGTCTAAGTTTGGGCTCTTGAAGAAGTCCACCATAGCACTTTGAAATTGTCCGGTTATGCTATCAATCATTTCTTGAGTTCGTCGTTCAATCTCGTCTATCCAGCCAAAAATCATATCTACTAATCCAGAAATCCAAGTGGGAATACCGGAGAAAAGTCCTAAAATTCCACCTAATATTCCGCCTATCTGTCCCGCAGTAGGTTTCTCACCAAACTGGACACCAATAACTACATCGCCTATATTGCTTATTACATCGAGTAAGTCTTCTACTGCTATTTTGCTATCATTAACCGCAGGAGTAAGTTCTTCAAAATGTTTCCTTAATTGAGCAATAACTTCTGAGCTTACACCTACTTTTTCTAAAACAAAAACAATTCCCTCTATAGCATTAGTTATTTCTTCAGAAGATGCTCCAGTCCTTATCATTTCACTGATATAAGAATCAGCATAATCTGTAACTTGCTGTGTTAAATCAGTTATAGCAATAGCTTGAATTTCTTTTAATTCATCGTTTGTCCAATCGAAAAGGTTAACTATCTCAGCGTATTTAGTTCTGTGTTCCTGAACTAAAACCTCAAGGTCTCTCCCGGTTGACTTTAAGATTTCATTATTTAATTGAGTTATCTTGTCGTTTTTCTCTCTTTCCAGTTTAATAATTTCATCTATTTTTTCTTCTTCCGCTTTTGTTTCTTCTTCTATTCTTTTCTTCTCATCTTCAGCTCGTTGCAAGCTTATTTCTTCTACATTTGCAAGATACTCTTTCCAAACAGCCAACGTAGCTTGCTGTGCCTCTTTAGCCAATTGAGGAGGATATTTAGCAATATCAGCTAATTTAGTATTCAATTCTTTTTCAAGTTGAGCTAATTGCTTTTCATACTTATCCATCCCTATTAAATCAGCAGCAAACTCAGCCTCTGAAGTCATTTCTTTTAATCTATCTCTCGCTTCTTTATAAACATTTTCAATTTCTAAGCTTGTTTTAGTGCTTAATAATAAAATAGCCTTATCTGCCTCATCTGCTAACTCAGGAAATTCAGCTACTATACTTTCAATCTCTTTCATAGTATCTTCGTATTGTTTCTGTATAGAAAGAACTTGAGAGGTAACATCATCAGCACTTATAAGAGATATTCCCCACTCAGTTTCATAAGAGATATCGGACAACCTTTGCAAGGCGTTTTCTAACTTGCTAACCCTCTCCGCAGCTTCTTCGTGTTTGTCTCCTAAATTATCAACCTTAGGAGTAACTACATCAATTCCTTCCGATTCTTTTTTAAGCTGCTCAACTAACGCATCTATTTCTTTTTGTATATTTTTTATATCTTCAGAATACCCTTCCTGCGTTCCAGTTAGTTTATTGTATTCCATTACCTGCTCATTTAATAATGTATTTAATTGGTTTAATTTCTCCAGTAAATCTGGGGGAGGAGCTATGTTTTCTATTGCTAATCTATCAAATTCTGTCTGTAGTTTATTAATCTCTTCTGTGGTTTTAGCAATTTCTTGTTCCAGTTGTTTTATTTTAGGGTCTAAATCAACTGCTTGGTCGTGAAACTTAGTCATTTCCTCAGTAACTATGCCTAACTTTATACCTAAATCATTAAAGAAACCAACTATACTTTCCTTATAGTGGTCAATCGCCACAATAGCTACTACTAATCCTTCGATTGCTAAAATCCAAGGAGATATGGTAGCCATAGATAACCCAGCAGCAGTTCCGATACTTGTTATTGCTTTGGCTGCTAAATTCAATCCCGCCACTAATCCAGTAATCTTAGTAAGCAATATAAATAAATCTGCCCAATTCTTTAGAGTAGCCTCATCAATCTCTTTTAATCTTTCCACAAAACCACGGACGGCATCAATGATTTCATAAATGGCAGGTGCTAAAGCTTTACCAAAATCTTGCACTAAGGTTTGTATGTCTGCTTTTAATTGAGCAAGGGAGAATTGTAACGTACCGGTGGCTTTAGTAAAAGCTTCCTGTGTAGTTCCCGTTGCTTCCATGTTTAATCTTAAGTCTTCGTAAGCTCCGTCTAAGTCTCCTAAAACACCTTGAACTGCTATCAATGCCCGGACATTAGGAAATAATGCCGATAATTGCTCCTGAGTTGCCCCGGTTAATTGTCCAATAGCCTTTATTAGCCCTTGACTTTTTAGTGCGGTAGAATTAAATTCTATTCCTAATGCTTGTGCTGTCTCTAATGCTTCCTTTCCGGGGTCAATAAAGCTCATTATAGCTCCCCGAATGGCAGTTGCTGCTTCTGCCGTAGGAATTCCAGCCCGAGTTAGAGTAGCCATTGCCGCTCCTAAGTCTTCTAATGAAACTCCTGCTTGAGCAGCAACACCCATAATTGAACCTAACTCATGTGCCATATCCTCAAATTCCATTTTTCCTCTAAAAACACTTTGGAATAAAACATCGGATATCTGAGCTGCATCTTCTACTTCTCTACCATAAGCGTTAAGAATTGAAGTCAATAAGTCAGAAATAGTAGCAACGTCAGTAAAGCCAGCAGCAGCAGTTTTAGCCGATTGCTCAAGTAACTGTAAAGCATTTTCAGGGGGAATAGCAGCAGAAAGGATATCATAAAGTCCCTGAGCCATAACAGAAGTAGATTGTCCAAACTCAATAGACATCTCCTGAACTGCATTAGTCATCTCATCAAAGTGTTCCATCATCTGTCCGGGAAGTTGGGTGGCAACCTTAGCCATAGCATTCTCAAAATCAGCATAGACTTTAGTTGCTCCCACTATCGCAGTAGACATCCCAGCAAAAGCCCACTTTGACTTATCAGCTAAAGATTGGAGTGCTGTTGCTGCTCCTTTAGATTGTTTTTGTACTCCAGAAAGCTCATTCTTAAACTTTTGCAGTACTGGAGATGCTTGGTCAGTAGCCCCTATGACTACTTGAAATCTCTCACCAGCCATTATCTTCTCCTATGTTTAGCTCTTTCTCGTTCCATTTCTTGATATTGCTCCTCATAATAAGCAAACCAATCATACATCTCATCCTCGGGTAAGTCTTCGATAAATTCGTAAACAAATCTACCTTTCTTGTCCGCTAACACCATTAGCCCTCGGTAGAAAGGTTCTCGGATTCGTTTTTTGCTTCATCTATAACCTCTTCCTCTGTTCGTGGAGGGTCGATTGCGTTTGCTATTCGAGTTAATAGTTCATCGTTTATCCTGTTCATTAATAAGTCTTTATGCTCAGGAATATTCTGGAATATTTTCTTACCATCTTTGTCTTCTAATTTTTCAATAATTAAACTTGTTTTATACTTTGCGTTATCCAGAAACACAGTATCTCTGCTATACTTAAATCCTGCAGCAGTTAGAATTCGTTGCCTTTCTCCAGCAGTCATAGGATACCAATAAACTGTTTCGTCCAATTCGGGAATATAAAGAGATTTACGTTCCCTTTTAAGCTTTTCTAACTTCTCTACTAAACCCATATTAACCTCCTTTATACTTCATCAAATGATAATAACATCCAGTGTCCTTCAAGATTAATCGTCTCTCTCGCTACATCAGTAACGGAAGTAGCAGTAGAAAGAGAAGGAATTACAGCAAAACCTTGATAACCTTTTTTCTCTACAGAATCTATATAGAACTTAACTATGAATATTTTTGCTAACACTGCTAAGTCAAACCAATAATCATCTACTGCGAACTTCTCAAAAGAACCAGTCCAGTTTTTCTGTAGAGCTGCTTTAGTTTTCCACTCATTACCAAAGCTTGAGGTATCAACTACATCAGTACTCTCGTCGATTGTCCAATTATAAGCATCTCCTATTTCAATGGGAGTTGCAAAATATTTTCCTGAAACAGTGGGAGTAAGCCCAGTTGCAGTTAATTTTACTCTTCCAGTAAACCAATCAATACCACCATCCATCCAAGTTTTATCTAAAGTTCCAGTAGAGAGAGTGATTGGTTCGTTTGGGTCCCAAAGTCGTTTAGTAATATCGGTTATTTGGTATATTTGAGTTGTTCCGTCTTCGGTCATTGCTTCGCTGGTAAATGTAGTTGAGAAAGTAGGAGATGTATTAACTGCATAAACTTTCGCTAAATAACCCTTAAACGTTGCCATCTATATCACCACCTAATGATAACTTAATTCACCGTTACCAGTAAAATTGAAGGTAACGGTAACTAAGTCAGCTACTGCAGCCGAACGAGAAATACTTTCTACCACTGCAGCTCCAGAATAGTAATGAGTTCCATCTACATAAAAATTAGCTGTAATATCTGCTCCAATTGTTAAAGCGCTTTGCCCTGCATCTGAAGTATCTAATCTTCCGGTTATGCTTCCTGTCCAGTCTTTCTGAGTAGCTACTTTCTTTTTCCACTCATCACTAAAAGCCGACTTATCTATGATGTCCGCCGAAACATCAAGCGTCCATTCGCTTATTTCACCCACCGTATCAGTTCCAACCTTAAAGTTTCCTTGATAACCTTTTAATACTGCCATTTCAGTCCTCCTAAGAGTAAATTTTGTAAATACAAGTAATTACCGAACCATATTTTTCCAAATCATTATCCATACCATTTAATCGATTAACTGTAATATCTAAAGGTTTAGATTTATAAGTTTTTTGGTTTGGCTCTTCGCCTATGGTAACAGTTAATTCACTAAATAGTGTATTTTTAATATCTTCTGGTAAAGATATAGCTTGATACTCATTCGCAATAGGATAAGCATATATCCAAATGTAATATTCGGTTTCTTTTGCCTCATCAAAGGTTACAATCTTTTCCATATCCGTTAATGACCGAACCACTGCAAAAGGTTTAGTTTGAGCGTTTAAGTCTAATTCGGGTGAATATAATAAAGCTCCACTTAAACCAGTAACATCTTCTATTGCATCCACAATCGCTTGCAATAAGTTGATTTTCATAGTTTTTTCAATTCCTTTATCGCTTCGTGAATATCTTTTTCGAATTGCTCCCTTTGCTCAAATAAAGTTTTAGTTAAGTAACCTACTGTTTCAGGATGTAAGTTATTAACATAATTTCGTAGGCGGGCATAAGGAATATTATCAGAAAATATTGCGTATAGCATTTTAGCCAATGGTTCTTTATCTATGCTATCTCGCAATGCTCCAGTTAAGAAAGGTGCCCTATGTTTTGCTTTTTCCCTTATTTCCTCAGCGTTTTTCTTAACTACAAAATCAAGAGCCTGAATCAATAAATCGGGTCGTCTATCCCACTTTGCAATTAACTCATCTAACCCCTCTAACTTCAAAGTAATGTTAAGCAATCTTATGCCCGCCTACTTCGTAATAAGTCCCTAACTGGTCGATTTTAATATACTTAATTTGATAGTTCTGCGAATTGTAGGTAATTATGTCGTTTAGTTCTACTGAATTGCTTATCGGAATTCTAACCAAGATATCTCCAGCATTCAATATCCCAGAATCAACCACTATTCTTTCATCGCCTCGTAGTTCCTGAACGTCAGCCGATATGGTAGTACCTCTTATGGTATATCCTAATCCGTCACAAAGTTCGCAAGTAGGGTCAGCAATACCATAGCTATCTATGCAAGTGCAGGCCGTTTTGGCATTAATCGATATTGAGTTTATAGCCGATAGCACCTCAGCTACACTGTTTTTAATATAAGTCTTATCAATAATCACTTTCTACATCCGCATAGTCAGTAATATCTAATCCAGAAAGTCTATCCACTTCAGTTTTCCACAATTCATCTACCGAGGAAGGGTCAGCTCCTATAGTAGCCTTACTTTCATATTCCTCAATCAAAGTCCTATAATTATCCACTAATCGAGATTTGTCTATCCTCACATCCCCAGTAGAAAAAGAATAAGCTCCGGATACTATCTGAGCCACTATCCCTCTTAAGACAAAAGCAGCTGTTTTATAGATATTATTATTGTTATCAGCCAACAAACTATTCAGCTCATCATCATCGTATCCGTGGTCAGTCGGTATTAACTTTTTTACTTTTTCGAGGTTTGTCATCTTTGCCCTCTTTTTTAAGTTTTTGAATTTCCCAGCGAATTTCTTCCAACATACGGAATATTTCTAAAAGCAAAATTTCCGTAGTCGTGCCCACGTGAACAGGAATTATTTTCTTTCTCATATTTTATTAGGAGACCTTAACATTAAGGTCTCCTATACCTCCTGTCTATTTTTAAGTAGCTGAACCAGAACCGTCGGAAGCATAACTACCACGCCAATCAGCAATTGCCGCTCCACAAATATGACGGACTTTATACTCAATACTGTCGTGGTCGAAGTCGCCGTTGAAGGGGTCTTGTCCGCCACCGAGTTTTACAGCATTCGGATTCTTCATAAATATTTCCGGTTCTTCGTGTCCTCTTAACCGAGCAAAAACTAAACAGTAAATATCGGCTGGGTC